GTTAGATATGGCGTCCTGCCAGTCCTTCGGGATGAACAGATCAATTATCGGCTTTATAATGTTGTCGTACACCCACGTTACGATAGGTCCGAATATATCCGTGATCTTTGTCCAGATCCATCCGAGGATTTCCACGAGCTTCTTATAGTAAAGTGTAGCGAGCAGCACGAGTGTTCCGACTACGTTTTTTACGGCTGTGAATATATGCGTGAGCACTTCCTTGACGCCGTCTGGGAGTTTTCCCCACACCTCGAGCAAATAGTCTTTGATTCCGGTAAATATGGTTTCGAGCGTTTCCGACACTTCTGTCCAAGCGTTTGACAGGAATTCAGTAACCGCTGTCCACGCTTCAGAAACTGCGGTTTTAACTTCTTCCCAGTTTTGAACGACCCATGTCGCGATTGCAACGCCGATGGCGATGAGGGCTCCAACCCAGTTTCCGAAGATAAGAAACACACCTGCTGCTGCTATCGCGATACCCTCAATTATCTCACATATATTCTGAAGATCTGGTCCATTCTCTATAACGTCCTTGATTCCGACGACGATCATGCCGATGCCAGTTACAACGGCTCCGATACCGCCAACGAGAGGGCTAAACGCCAAGCACAGACCCATAACCAGAGCTATGGATCCGCCGAGCATCTGACCACTGTTTATGGTGGTGATTCCCTCTTTCCAAGCGTCGATCAAGCCCTTGATGTACTCAAATGCACCACCGATCGCAATTGCGACGCCAAGGAACTTGGCAAGCTTTCCGCCTGTTGTAAGCCCGTTAAACGCGCCCAGAATTGTCATAATACGCCATCCTGCGATAGCCGCGCCAACGATCAGAGCCCACTTAGCGATCGATTTCATCTGATCGGACACCTGAGTAAGCCCCGTGAATGTCGGTGTTATCTTACTGCTTGTACTCGTCGAGTCACTCGACGAACTGTCCGAAAGCTGATTGATTTCGTCGAACTTCGCCAGAGACTTCGCTGCAGACTTTGCGCTCTTACCAGTCTTATCTGTAGCCTTCGCCTGATCGTACAGTGCTTGCGCGTTCTTTGCCGCTTGCTCTGGCGATATACCAAACGCGCTATTGATCATCGACGCGATCGCCGACGCCATCTGTGCGAGAAATTGGATCAGGGTTCTGATAGCCGGAAGGATCGTGTTGTATATGGGCGTAAACGCCGCGATCAGCGACCCTTTAAGCTCTGCGAGGCTCGCAGATATCACAGAATCCTGCTTAAACAGGTTCGTCAGCGAACTGCGTAGCGTCATGAGCGCTTTGGAGAATACACGGAACATGAATATGTTTTTAAGCATTCTCGTGATCCGCTTCTCGAACTTAGTCATAGCTGCAGCGCCTGTTTTACCAGCTCGCGCAGTGGCTTCGCCCATCTGTGTAACGGAGGCTCCTGATTCGTCTGCAGCGGCTCTAAGCTCCATATACTTTTCTTTGAGGCGGTCTAAAACACCCTTTTGGTTATCGGCTGCAGCCGTCGCATCGTTGAGCCCCATTGATTCGCTTTCAAGAGATCCTTTCAGATCGTCCGCTCTTTCCTGAAGGCTCTGAATTTTTGCTTCGAGCTCCGCTTCTCCCGGTGTGCTCTCGATAAACCCGTTAAGGTTTCCCATTTCTTTGTTGTACTGACTGAGGATAGCCACGTCCTCTTTTTGAATCATGTTAAGATTCGTAAGCCATCCTCGTGTCTCCGCAACTGCTTTTTCGTAGTGCGCTATAGCATTTTGAGCCTGTGCGATCTGTTGCTCTATGTTATCTCGAGACGCTGGCGTTCTTTTAATCTCCGCAAGTCGAGATTTCCAGTCCTCGAGAGCAGTCTCCTGAATTTTAAGACGTGCCTTTACACCCTCTATCTCCAAGGATCCACGCCCAACGCCCTCTTCCTGAGCGTCTCGGGTTTCCATCAGTTCGGCTTTTCTCTTCCTCGCATCCGCGAGATCCTCGAGCATTTTTTTCGTCTTCTCAAGCTCTGCCTCGACATCTAAAATCTGGTTTTTAAGATTCTCGACGGCGTTGGATTTTACGGCTTTTGTATTTAGCAGATCATTATATATGAGCTGCGCGGATTCGATCTCCTCCTCCAGAGACTGGATCTCACTCTCGAGCCTTGACGCCCCGAGATCCTTACCCGTAAACGCCTTGACGATCGTGCTTTTAAGGCTCGTCATCGTCTTTTGCAGTCGTGTAGCGCTATTTTCAGCGCTGCGAGTGTCTAACTGGACCCTGATTTGTACATCTCCGTCCAATTACGCCACCCCCTTTTAATCTATTAAATCAAGCAGTACGTTATGCTCAGCCTCAGCGTCGCGCTTACGTCTGAAGTACTGCGGATTCTCGTCCCTGAATTCGCGCTCGTGCTTTTCCAGTTTTTTTCCGCGAGCGATCTTGCTCCTGATCCCGACGACTGTAGCAAGCGTGCTGTCGCCCACCGACATGAACGCAGCCATGAACGTCCACCAGTGCATATACGGCTTCGCACGGATCTCGTCCTGCAGCACATGATTAACACCCGCGACGATAATGCCCGCGTCATCCTGCCAGTCTATGAGCTTCGGTTTCTTAGCTTTAGGAGTATCATCCGCCTCGCCGATCGATATAAAATTGAGCATCTCCTCATACGCTGCTGCGGGATCATTAATATCCGCCAAATCCGCGTCGTAGAAGATAGACAGCGACGCGATTGCCCTCTCCTGATCAGTGAGCTCTATGTCGGTGAGAGCTATATTGACGTCAATTATTACGCGCCAGTCGCCTCTGTTCCGTATAGTCAAAAGCTGCCCACCAGCATTAAGCTCAGTGGGCAGATCATATGCGCTCATCATTTTCGTGTGTACTTAGCTGTGTGCTTTTCCACGCGTTTCTGAGCCTTGGCAGCCTCCACTTTGATATCCTGCTCGTACAGCGGGATCAAAGTCTCTATGATCGTGTAGAAGATCGGGACGCCGTCAACGCTGCGGATCAGCGATCCCTTTTCTCCGACGATCGGCGTGCAAACGTCAGAATCAAAGAGGATATTCAGCTTTTCGCGGAGGTCTTTGTCCAGTGTAGCCATTTCTCCGAGCACCGCGCTGTCGGATTCGACTGCCTCTGCGGTAAAAATCTCCAGTCTATTCTGGAGCTCCTTAAACCACGGCTCGATCTCCGCCCATCGTGTTACAATGCCCGTGTCGCCCGTGTCGATCTCGATCACGCGGCTCTCGTCGCCGTCCACAGAAAAGCGCTTGCGCTTAGGAGCGCCGAATTTTAAGCTCTTGATGTCTCCCATTTGAGTCCCTCCTTAGATTATAAAAGGGGCAGCATTAAGCCGCCCCGTCAATGTGTAGCAGAGTATTAGGTCGCGTCCTGAATGTCGGAGCCAGTCGCCGCAGTGAACTTGGTCTGAATAGCCAGCAGATCAGCCTTAGCGATGGAGGAGACGTAACCTTCGGTGATGTTGTTGGAGTAGAACACGTCAAAGGGCATTGCCAGATAGCTCTCGCCGCCCAGAGAAGACGGGATAATGGAGCATCCAGAGTGCTTGACGGTGCGGTACTTGGCAGCCGCGCTGTCCTTCAGATATGCGGCAACGATGTACACGTCAAAGGCGCCATTGTACTTCTTAATGTCATTGCCGAGCGCTGCGTCGCCCAGATACTCCATCAGCTTATCGCCGCCGATGATATACGCCGGATCGAAGGTCTGCTGAGGCTGGGTCTTATTGATATCAGTGTAATTGATGCCGAGAATATCGGTAGTGGTTTCAACATCGGCATTGAATTCGATGCTGGAGTCCTCAACGCGAGCGCCGAGGATCGCCGCGTTATTGGTTCCCCATGCCGCGACGGTGATAAGCATTTTGCGCTCTACGCGAGCGCCCTCAGATGCATTAATTGCGTATGCCATAATTATTACCCCCCTATTTGATAGCCCGCGTAAAATCGATATATTCTACGCGGATAGTGACCGTGTATTTTGCAAGCGGCGGATCGTAGTTAACCGCGTCGAGCCATGCCATGTTAGGCTGATCGTTTAGCGATGTCACCGATTCCACCGTGTAGCCGTTTCCGAAGTTGGGTACATTTCCCGAGCTTCGCTGATCGTCGATCCAGTCGATTAATCCCTGTACGTCGAGGATCTGATCGATATTCTGATTTGACAAGCTCAGGTCTGACCCCACGGGAACGTCCGACAGGCTCTTATAGATTTCGATCGTGAAATCAAATCTCCTAAGCACGCTGCCATCGATATACGTTCGTCTTCCTTCGGCGTCAGATCCGATCGTCAATACGCGGATCGCTCCGTCTTGAGCGTCTACCGTTTGGAACCCGAGGACGGTATCCATAAGATCACAACCGCGTAGCCACTCGATCATAGTCTTGTATTTATCCATATTATCTTCCCTTCAGAAGCCTGTCAGCTATATACAGCTTGATCTCGTGTACAAGATCGTCCCTGTGTACGATCATTGCAGCCTGATCCCAGTGGTCCTGAGCGAGCGGGTGCATCTGCTGGCTGTAATGCAGTCGACGCCCCATCGGGTGCTTTTTAACGTTCTTTCGCGATCTCCACGCGATAATGTGTCCATTCTCTCTGATCGGGAAGTTAGGACCGTATACCTCTCCAGTGTACTGATAGTGAGCGTACGGACCCGGATACGTGACAGCCTCAGACGTGATTCTGTTCTTTTGAGCGAGCGTGTTCGTCTGTGACGGGACGTATGGCTCGCAGAATCTGGCGAGCTCTGCGTTCGCAAACTTTTTAAGCGTCTTATCTGCCTTTACGCCCTCCGCGATCCTGATAAACACTGGGGAGAAGTACATATCCGCTTTCAGCTCTACCATTTAAGCGCCCTCCGCGTAGATGTGCGGTATCGGACGCCCGACCCGTACGTTATCGTGGATCCCGCGCACCGTAAAGGATGCCGGATATTTCTTACGCAGATCCGTGGACCGCTTACCGACGGTGTATTCGTCCACAGAGTCCAGAACCGCTCCGTTTACTACGATGTCCCCGATCGCAATGTCAACTTTCATCGGGATCCGTACAGCCCTTGTAGCAGTAACCGCGCTGGACCCGCCTGTCGGACTGACGCCCGTTTTCTCGATCCAATAACATCCATATAGAAATCGGCTGGACCACGTCACCTTTCCCGTCGCGTCTACGGACCGACGAAACAGTGTTACTCGTTCTTTCCAGTGATTCATCCCATCACCCCAGCATACAGGAGGCACACGCCATCCTTGTCCGTCTCGCCCGCCAGATATTCGGCAGCGAGTGCGCTTATCTGAGCCTTAAGCGATGCGTCAGCCTGTTCCGCAGTGGTGTAGCTGACGCTCACGCCGTCATTTGAAACGGACGATACGCCAGCGGACGCCGTGCTCGCGGATGAGCTCGCGCTGATAATAGCAATAAGCTCGAAAGCGAGTCGTTTAACGCATTCTCTGACGGGATTCTCGCCCTTTACACGCCCGTGCGTCACAGTGTCAATGATTTTATCGACCCTGAAATTGAAGCGATCAAAAGCGAATTCTTCAGCGATATCGCCTCCGTAATCCAGATACTCACCGTATGAAATGTACATTTTCGTCACCTCGTTCGCGGGAGCGTCCGATTGAATTGCGTTTCGATCCCGGCTGATTTTGATATAAATACATATCGATCCTCGAGGGATTTTATGGCTGCTTTAGCGCTCCGTGCCATTCCGTCGCCCGCCGACCCCATCGAGCTCGCTAACTGAACAATATCGCGCTGGCGTCGGATTTCTGTTTCGATTTTACGCTGCTCCTGCGTCCATTCGTACGCGGTTAGCGTCTTCCCTCCGATCGTCGTTTTGCGCGTGGATTTTTGCTTGTACTCCTCAAGCTGCTCAGGAGAATACGCAGGCTTGCTAATGCCCAGAATAATCGGTCTTGCGATGTGCCTGCAATTCCAAATCCCGAACGGTCTGCCCTTCCCTTTTTTTCCGCTGAGGAGATCTTGCTGGAGCTCTTCAAACTGCGTAGCACTGTACTGTCTGCCCTGATATGGGAGATGATCCTCCGCGCACATTGCGTGTGCAGTGATCTCAACTCCATCGGCTCCGAATGCTTCGCCGACGATATCCATAACCGCCTGATTAAGTGCTCTCGTTCCGTCAAGTACGTTTTGACGTACCGCCGAATCGAGTCTACGCGTTACTCCAGTCGGATATACGACCACCATCCCGGTCTGCGCAAGTCTTGTCGCTGCCATTCGGATGGCGCTGCCATAATCTGTTGTGCCCATCTGTACAGCCTGCACAGCAGTATCTACAGCCCGACGATACAGATCTGATCTGATCGTCGTGTTGGACAGGTTAAACATTTTTCCCTTCGTTACTCGCGCCTGAGCCTGAACGAGCTGCATGAGCTCCTCGTTCTGGTAGGCGGACGGAGGGGATTTTATACCCATCAGCTGAGCCGCGTGTGCATAGCTGTTTACAGCGAGCGATAGAAACAGGCTGTCTATTTCCGCGTACGTTTTCCCCGAATATCTGACGAGCTCGCCCTTAATTTCATCCATATTTGTGTCAAGGCGCCTCATCTCGATTAGATTATTGACGTCCGACGGCAGCATATTTCCGATCCGTTTGATGTGCTCTCCGATCCGTTTAAAGTACGCGGATTCGATGCCCTTCGCACGGGATTCGAATGCCTGAATCTGTGCGTCGAGCGTCGATACAGTCATGCCCGTGCCTCGTGTAGCCATTTTTTTAAAGCCCCCGTGTATTTTTTGCGTGACGCATTTCTCTTACAAATTGCTCGACCATCCCCGCAACTCTGTACACGGGGGCAGGCTTTTAATTACTTGCCCTGCTTCGCCGTGGTCTGCTTTGCTGCAGCCGTCGCAGTTTTTTCTGCGACGACCTCAGCATAGCGCTCTGAGTTCTGCATGAGCTGAATGGTTTCATCGTTATCGGTAACGAGGATGTTACCAGTTACGAGATTCTTAAAAGATGCCATTTCGGTTTCCTCCTTCGTTAATTAGGCTGCCTTTTTGAAGATCAGGTCAGGGGTGATGACCTTAGTTCCGTAATTGTAGAACAGAGATACGCCGTACGCATTGGACAGCGGGATCTTTTCTGCGGAATATGCGGAACTCATAGCGGGCTGTGCGACAGCGCCGTCACAGATCAGCAGATAATCGCAGCCAGTGGGCAGATGTACGCAGGAGTCGCAGCGCACGCCGTGCCATGCGTAGAACTCTTCGGCAGCAGTGTCTACATTCGGATTCATCTTCTTGTCCAGATCGCTGCGGATCTTGCCGTAGAAGGAAGTGGACAGGACCAGATGCATCATGGAGCGGTCAACGCCGTCAACGAAAGCATTCTGAGTGTTTTCGCATTCCTGAATAACCTTTTCGAGCTCTTCGGTAACGTCGGTGATAGTGGACGCGATGGTTACGGAAGTGGCGCCAGCTGCAGCAACTTCGAAGAACTTGCGATCCAGTTCGGCAGCCATGCGCTGCGCGTGGTTGGATGCACGACGACCCAGTACGTTTTCAACGCCAAAGAGTCGGACGTCCTTGTCCTCGAGTTCTTCCACGATCTCGCGGTTCTGATCGATCTGGATTACTACGGGACGGACCTTTACCTTAGCGCCTGCGCCCGCAGTTCGAGCTGCGCCGTAGGCTGCGCCGGAAGCATTTGCAAATCTTTTAACCTCAACAGAACCAGAGGCGGGATCGCCAGACAGGTTCTGGTTTTTCATGGTTGCGGAAAGCAGCTGCTTCTGTACGTTTTCAATGGTCTTGCCGTAGAGTTCGGTAAGGTAAGCAGTACCAGTAGATTCAAGTAGCATCGCAAGGGATGCAACGCGGGTAGATTCAGCCATTATTGATCATCCTTTCAATTTAAAAGATCTTCGGAGGGGTATACTTGCGTTCCGCAGCATCCCCGTCGCCTGTTGGACCGACAAAGGACGGAGATTTTTTCTGTCCATTTGCGGCTTCGTCTGCAGCTTTTCGAGCCGCAGCCTTTTCGTCCTCGGTTTCGTACAAGCTCGCGTCTGTAGCCTTAGCCGCAGCCATGAAATCATCGAAACCGAAAAAGCTGCCGTCTTTCCATGACAGCCCGGAGTCCTTGCTCATCGCATCGGCGCGTAACTGTTTTCTGGCGTAAGGGCTCTTGACGCCGTACGCGTCGAGCTTCTTATCGATCCAGTCCTGCTGGTCACGCTTCAGAATCTGAGCTTTGAAATTCTCCTCGGCTTTTGCTGCCTTACTCTTGTAAGTTTCGACCTCTTCCCGAATCTTTGCGGGGTCAATTCCCTCGAATCGTGCCAGAGCTTCGGTTGCGGTCTGCAGCTGTGTAGCAGTCTGATCTCGTTCAGTTTCCAGCTCGGTAATTCTGGTTTTATGACGTTCAATGTCCTTGCCAGACATCACCATGATCTGCTGGATCTGCTCCTCAGACAACCCAATGTTGAGCAATTCATCCTTTTTCATGAGTCTCTCCATCCGTTATTAGGCTTTTTAGGACGTTGCCGTGTCCAACGGTCCCAGCATTGTTAGGCTCGCTGGGAGAGCCAAATTGACGCCAATCGCGGGGATTGAACCCACGAAACCCTCCCAAGGTTGGCATAATAAAAGCGCCTGAATTATTCAGACGCTTTTGTATTGCTTTGTGGCTGATCCTGTGCCTCAGGCTCCTGCGGATTTCCCATGCCCATGATCTGCTGCTGCATCATGGCATTATCCATCGCCTGCTGCTTGAGCTCCTCAGCCATTTCCTTAGCCTCGTCCTCGCTCATCTTCTCGAACTTGACGAAGTATTTCCACACGGGGACCCAGCCCTGAAGTACGTAAGACTTCCAGTTTGCCTTGTCCTCCTCGTAGTTGTACGTGATGTCGCCAAAGCTGTACTGGAGCTCATAGTCTCCAGCGGGTGCGAGGTTCAGCAGATCCGCAAGGGCTGCAGCACCGTAGATCGCGTTATCGATCGCGTTCTGCAGCGCATCTCTGTCCGCTTTAATCGTCTGGATCGTATCTCGATCGTCTGCCTCAACCTGTGTAGCAGTTACGACGCCGTGCTGTCCGTCGAGCGTGAATACGCCCTCGCTGAATCCACATTTAACGCCGCACATGGACAGATCAAAATTGATGTCCTGAAGCCGTGCAGCGGTCTGGATCGTAGGAGCGTGCTCTCGGATCGCGTTTGTGGACGTATCATCTACGCCCATACCAATGCCCTGAATAAATCTTGGCAACTTGATCTTACGGTTATCGGCATATTGCTTGATTGCCTGACCGACGAAAGTGATATGCTTGCTGTCGGTGATCTCTGCATCTTTACGGCTGATCGCGATGTCAATCGATTTGAGCTCCGTTACTGCATTCGCAAAAACGCTCACGCCAAGCGGAGACAGGCTGTCGATCGTGTTTGATCCCGGTACTCTGAAGTACGCAAACAGAGGCTTTTCAAGGTCCTTAATCTGGACCTCCTCCTCCATTTCCGACCATACAGATACATTTGCAAGCGGGATCTCCTGACCCAGATTGAAAACGCCCTGACCGATCGCGGAATTCTTAAATGCTTTATTCTGGACGTGGTAAACATCATTCTCATCGAAATGATGGTACTCGAGTCGTGTGTAATGCTCGCGTCCTTCGACGTAATGCTCCGCGAATATCGCACCGCGAATGTTTCCAGATCCATCGACCTTAGTAATACCAAAGTCGCCCGGCAATACGTAATCCCACGTAGATCCGTTGAACTTGAACACGATACCGCCAAGGCGTACCGCGTCTGTGATCTTTTCAGGCAGGCGACCCAGAAGCTCGTCCACTCGCGCTTGTAGCCATTCCGCCCTCGGGCTCTTTTTCTCGGCTCCAGAATCTACAGCCACACCGATGTCGAGCGTAATCAATCTCGCTCTGGTATCACAGATGTGCTTTGCCATGTTAACCGTGAATACACCGTCCTCTGGATCCAGCCACGGCGGTCTGCCAACAGAAATATCATTCCAGATATTGATAGCGCTATCCATCTCGTCGGATCGGATCAGCTCTACGCCGAACGCTTTGCCTACGTCTGTCTGGACGTGCATCATATTTTTCAGCCTCCCAATGAGTCGGGATAAGTCCATTTAAATCCCACCCTTAAACTATCCATTTGAGTTCGTTACGCAGAACGGTACGGCAGAAATATCGGAGCTGATCCATACTGTGATCGTGCTCCTTTTTAACTCTGTCTCCTCCTGCCTTGTCGTCCCAGCTGTACAGCTCAAACTCCTCCATCGTCTTAATGCAGCTCTCGTGGAATCTGAGGCATCCAGCATTCAGGAACCTTGTAACGTCCTGAATACCGTCGAGGACGTCGTTATTCGCCCTTACGACCAAAAAACGACCGTATTTCTGGATGGTTTCAATGAGCGAGGCTGCGGACGGGTCTATCGTGATATATTCGATCGGAAGATCACCGACAACGTCCTCGAGCATCTGGTTATACGCTTCGTTATCGACACGCTCGTCAGATCCTCCAGCGTAATAAACCTCGCGGATCATCGTCGCGATCTGCTCCTGAGGATCATAGTCGTAAACGCCTATCGCGAACGGGTTAACCGTGCCGTAGTCGATCGATACGTAATACCGATGTCCCTGCTGATATCCCCTGTCTTTACCGTGTAGCACATGGACGCCACGATCAAACATCGGATACACAAGTCCCTCCGCCTTGACCCATTCGCCAAGGATGTACCGTCGGAAAAAGACGCCGTGATACTGATTATAGTATCTCTGCTTGATCTCTGGCGTGAGGCTCAGGTTATCCTCCATCGTGTAATGGATGTGGAGAATATTGTGCTTTTCGGGCTGCTTGACCCATTCGACGAAAAACCAGTGCATGGGGCTCTCTGGGTTGCAGTTAAACCAGAATTTAGATCCCGGTACAGAGCATCGAGCCGTCGCCTGATTAACGAAAGACTCAGGCATTAGGGCGACCTCGTCGAAAAGAACGCCAGCGAGCGTCATGCCCTGTACGAGCATATATGAACCTTCGTCTTTACCGCCGAACATATATATCACGTTGGTGTGACCGCCACCCGAAATGATCAATATATTCTCTTTTCGGGATTCGTGGACCGTATAAAGCCCCTCCACCCACACAGGCAGCTGGGCGACAATATTACGCCTGAGCGATTCGATCGTCTTTCCGCACATTGCGAACGACATACCGTCAAACGTGTTCATAGCCCACAGCACAAAGCCGACCGTCATGGCGACAGTCTTACCAGCACGGATCGATCCGTCGCAGATTATTCCATCACAGTCCCTGAACTGTTTCCGCATCCACCACGTCAGCGTCAGATTCTGCCGACGGCTGAATTTCTGGAATATCATCGAATTTCTCCCCGTTTGATTCGTCTTTGATCACGACGCCAGCCAGCGCGTCGAGCAAATTATTGACCTTGTCCGCAGCAGTAACTCCGCCCTCGCCCAGCAGTTGTAGCACCTTGTCCGCCGCATACACGTTGCCGGACTGAGCGCTCTCGCCGAGTGCAACCGCGATCAGCATCTTATTGCTGAGATCGTCGTCAACAATTCCCATATTTTCCAAGCGTCTCCGCTTGCGTCCGTCCGAGATCGGCAGCTCGCAGAATATTTTCATTAATTCCGCCATCGCCTTACGCTCCTTACGAGCCTTAGCGCAAGCTTTACCGCCTGCCGACGTGATCTTCTTATGCTGCTCAGGCGGTAGATCGCTGAACGGGATCAGGTTCTTATTCTGCGGGCGGCTTGTACGCCAATTCGGATCGGAGGATTTTTTCTTAGCCATATACGCACCTCCGTTTCATGTAAAAAATAGAACCACTCGCTAAAGTGATTCTACGTGTTATTTTTTTCTCTTTGCCGCGAGGCTCTTTTCAATTCTGGCTCTTGTGTCTTCGGGCAAGTCCTTGTTTTTGAGCAACTCTTTCATTTCGGAGACAGTTGCTGATCTGTTCCCAGATCCAACCTCGCTTTCGTATCTCTTTTTACGATTTTGTGCTGCCGTTGCCATTCGTTTCTCTCCTCCTCTGTTTCGGTATCCTTTTTGGATTACTGCTGACCCACTTGAGCGATACCACGATCTCTTCGCCTGACATACGCACGCCTGATATATCGAAATACGAGTTTCGAGAAAACAAAAATTCGTGCTGTTTGTTTCTATACTGCGAAATATCGTCGATATAGATGCCACACTTCGCGCCCTGCTTAACGTCGATCTCGTACCGTATCGGTCCAAATTGCCGTTGAGGTCTTGTGGATACAGACGTGTATCTGGGGGCGTGAACTGGTGTCCCATCGTTAAATCGTGCGACTATGTCTTCATACGTTGCGTTTTCACCCAGTCCGAGAAATCTACCGTCCGCGTATCTCAGCAGTGTCATGTCCCTTGGGGCAGTGTAGCCACCATCGGCTATAGCCGTGTCAATTCGGTATATAGCGTGTCGAACGGTAAGATCGTCGAAATTCTCCTTTTTACCGAGCTTCAGACTCCTGTCGAACATTCCGGCTCGCGCTTTACCGCCGTCAAGCGAAGACAGTGTGTTATTGATCAGCTTGTAATCGTTCCCGGTATACGCCCGAATTCCGCGTATCTGTCTATGGTTCAGGCTGTCTTTTATTCGATTATACTCGTCAGCCAGCACCTTTTCAAGTGCTATCGCTTTTTTTAACTCTTTTTTAGGCAGCCAATTGAGTTTTTTAATATCATCAGGACCCACTTTCATGTAAATCCCTTTGTTCTTGAAACCGCTGGCAGATCCTCTACCGCCCATATGCCCTCCGTTACGCGCATAAAAAAGAGATCCGTTCGCTGTCGCACGGATCTCTTTTGCGTGTTATATCAGTCTACCTTGTTACGCGGTTTTTCGTCCTTAATGGGCTTTTTAACCGTCTTTTAGCGGCTTCGGTATTCTTCTTTACCGTGCCGACCGTTTGAGGCTTCTTAGAGCCTGTTTTGCTGCAATTAGCCATACTCTCTGACCTCACTTGAGCATAGGTTCGTCGGATTCCATCTCCGCGATCATTGCGGCGTAATCCTGCTTTACATCGTCGGGCGCGTTGGCTGACAGCCCGACGATCTCGTCTGTGTCTGCGTCCCTCAGGACGTATGACATCGTTTTGATTCTGAGCTCGATGGCTTCGCTATTGGCTTCAAACATGGTTTACTTCAACTCCCTCTTTAATATGTTCCACACTTGGACGGACAACGGGTTCGCTTTTGTTCCGTTCTGGAAATAGTCAGCGACGCATTCCGCAAGCGCTTCGGACCTGTCTGTTTTTGCGTACTTCGATATCTTCGAAACGAGCTGATCATTCGTAAACGGCTGACCAGATATTGTTTTACCAGCAGCAGTTTTTCTGAGAGCGTCGCACGCTTCATTTATTACGCGTGTAGCTTCAGTGCAGTGGTTCCACGCGTATCCAGCCGCTGGCGTCCCCGACTTTCGTATGAGCGCGGATTCGATTATATGACCAGCCTCATGCACGATGACGCCATCTGAGTTGGTTCCATTCGGGTGAAAATGCGATTTTAGATCGTTAGCGTAACTCGCGTCAAGCTTTGACTTGTCTCTGAAAATGCTCGCATTGATCTGAATTTTCCCGTCAAAAGATGCCTCCGCGTATGCCTTCCGTTTCCTGCACGCACCGTTGAGCTCTCGAATCATCGCCTGATTCTTAGGTCCAGACGGTGTCTTGAGATACGGGAACTCAGACAGCAGTTTTTCAATATTCGCAGCTCCTGCTTTCACTGAGTCAAAATTAGCTTTGGCAAGAGACTTTGCAAGATACACTCTATGTGTTTTCCACATATAATCGGACAATTCCTGCAAGTCCTTCATATCGGCTGCAGTCTTTATTTGTCCGTGCCCTCTCTGGGCGTTACTTCCACGACCGCCCATAGATTATCTATACTTGTCCGATACGATCAGAGCCGATCTATCGATTACGTTGTAATATGTCTCGCCGCCGCCTACGTACTCAGTGATTACGTTATAGCCCATGAGAGCCGCGAACTGAGCGTACGAGTTTTTTCTTCTGTTATTAACACTCGCAGAATCTTTGAAAGCCTTACGAACTCTGAATCTACGGTTACTCATATATTTGTCATACTCCAGTTTGAGATCGTCTCTGCTTATAGCGCGTACAGTCTTCGGATTGATTATAGCGGTCATAGTTTTGATATTTTGTCCTGTTCTGCCGCCTCTAACGCCAAGCTTAGGCGCGTCAGTTATATAACCATAATCCCTCGATCCGCCGTAGTCGTTCGAGAAATAAAGACCGTCGCCGAGCATACCTTTACCATGAAATGTCGTGTCTCCGTACGCGATCATGTCGAGCTGATCTTCGGACGAGATCGTATCTGCCCAATAAGCGCCCGACGCATTTTTCGCCGTCCAGTCGTAAACGTAATCGCTGACCGTTCTGTACAATGGCGTTGCACCAGCGTTGATTAGCTGCTGCATCGTCTTGCTGTCAACAACTTCTGGAGTACTGTTCATTCCAAGCGCGTACGAAAAGCGCTGATAAAAGCTGTCAGGATTCAAAAAGTCAGGATAATCATCGCCCATAGAAGCCGTTCTCACTTCTTCCATGAATCGAGCCATGTCATCATCATTCAGGTTCCTGAAATCGTCTATCGTCAATCCAGACGGAGTGTCGGCTGCGCCCCACTTTGAGAGCAAACCCTTATCTCTGTCCATTTCGACTCCCATACCAGAGCCGCCACCTCTACCACCCATTGAATCAAACCTCCGATATTGTAGAAAAACCACTCAGCTGAGTGCTGAGTGGTTCGATCACTTTTTCTTTGTTTCTGCTTTTGACTTAGCAGACTTTTTTTCAGGCATTGCCAGATTCGACGCGTCCACAGATTTGCTGAACGCCTTTGCCGCCGCTGGTCCCTTTTTTGCGAAATACTCTCGCATATTGATTACTTTCTTAGCAGCCATTATTTAGCCCCCTTTTTCGCAACCCCAGATTTCTGAGCCTTGCGCTTAGAGTATGCAGGCTTGAGCAGTACAATGCTCTTGCTTGTAGCAACGAAGCGCTCCTCGCCCTTCGCCAGATCTTCCTGTTTGGCGGTGTTCGCCTTTTTCTTTTCAGCCATGTTTCTCCTCCTCCGATTATACAACCTCGACGGTTATGTATACCTGACGCACACGCGGACCGTTTCGAGGCGCAGCGATCGCGCCTGTAAATCTTGCGTCTACTACTCTGAATGTCGGTTTCCCCGCCATTACAATTTCAGCCTGATTCGGGTTACCATGTACGACCCGAGTACCTGACGGTGTTTTGATCTCCATGATAACGCCTCGACCGCCAGCCAGAGCACCCGAAATAAACGGGCTCTTTTGGGCGTCGTACGCCGTAGAAACCATTTTTTTCTCCTGATATTCAGCGCCGATCAAAGCCGCTTTGAGCTGTGCGTCCGTCATGCCGTTGAGACTATTCGGATTAAGCCCGAGGCGCTGCAGCGTGTCGACGTGAGCCGCTCTGTAAAGGTTTGCGTCAACGCCGAGCGGATGCGCCTTGGCGTCGAACTGATCTTTGATATACTGCTCATTTGCTGTAAGATCCAGATCGTTTTCGAGCTTGTAATTCATGATCTGTGATACAGATTTTCGTGAAGAATCGACGTCGTCAGCTCTCGCGTACTGCCTGATAGCGTTACGCAGATTAATATCATACGCTGGCTTATTAGCCTCTATCTCGCCCTGTGATCTGTCCTTGAAGTCTGGAGCCACCTGCGGAGGCGGCGCGGGCTGCTTCGGGATCGAGCTGCCGTTTCCACGTCCTCCCATATTTTACACCTCTTTCGTATGGGACTGCAATATGCGATCCCTCATTTTCTCCTGAAATGACCTAATCTTAATAATCTCAGCGTTTCGAGTGTCACACTGATCCGGCAATTTGCCATGTATTATCAGCTGTGACGGCTGTAATCGATCCATCATCTCATCGAATCCGCGCATGAAATTATCGCGCCCGTCGCGAGACTGCTGTGATCCGACCGACGAGATCGATACCGCGCCACCGACTGGCTCGCCGTCAAAGCACCATTTAAAGCTTGCCTCGTCCGACCAGCTGATCGTAGGAATTACCGTCAATCCCCTTTTCTGCCAGTATGCCCCGAGCCAATGCTTTCGATAATGGTTATACACCTGAATGATAAACGGAAAATCTGTATACGTTGAAAAGTCTGGAGTAAATACCAGATCGAACTTTTCAAGCATTTCCGTATATCGATCGGGATGCAGCCACACCCTCTGGAATTGATAGTCATCGACGTAAAAATGGACGCCGTGTAATTCGGGATCTTCGCACCCGCGAGCATAATTAAACCCGATGAATTCAGGCAAATTATCAGAATCCAGAATCACGGGACGCAATTCGGGAATGCTGAACTCACCGACCACGTCGCGCTCCGTCGGGACCCATTTCGAGAGATTTTCATAACCTCCGCGTGTTTCCCTGTATAGCAGACTCATTGTTTCCCCGTCCCTCTCCGAAAATGCATAATAAAAGCGCCTGATCTCTCAAGCGCTTATCTGTCATCGATGCATGGTCCGAAATCAGGCTGATCCGCCCGTGAGAGCCGATCAGCCTTTAGGAGGAAGGAAGAAACCCGTTGAGCCATGCCCATCGATGCCCCTGAGCCCGATAGCCAGTCGAGCCCGAATACATTATAGCACACACCGAGCGGACAAAACGGACAACATTCAGCCCTCCGCTTTTGTGCTTTCCAGATACCGCGAACACGTCTTACGGACCGCGTCCTCTGTATTGCCTCCGCCGATGCACATAGCCACCTGACGCCACGTCAGACCGTTGACAAACCGCAGCGTCAGGATCTGCCTTGTAAGGCTGTCGGGAACTGAGGCTATATACCTCTCAAGACGCGATCGCTCATAGACGCATTGTGTGAGCTTAGCGCCTATGATGCATTTGAGATCCGCGATCTCTGCAGCATACCGCCCGACCTTGTCAGATGTCATATTGCCCCGAGGCATACCTGTAAGGACCTGAGCGCCCGGCTGTGACGCCGTTTCAAGCTCGCGCAAGCGCTCCGTATCGTGCTCTATTTCCCTGTTTAACCAATACAACTGGCTCAACTCCTGTATAGTCATTATAGACCTCCTATGTCGTTATAAGCGTTTTAAAGCCCCTGTAAGCCTTTTTAGCCGTTACCCTAACAAGTATCGACTAAGCGCTGCAAAAGGCTTTAAAACGCGTTTCTGAGCGTCTGTGACCTATTCGCGTGCTTTTATTACCTGAACGCGTGCTCTGAGCGATTCGAGGAGGCTTTCCTGCACCGCCCCGTTACTGTCAAGCGCCCGCATTACGTCCTCATCGACCCCGCCCTGAACGATCAGATTATGAACGATCACGGGATACTGCTGACCCTGTCTGTATAGACGCCTGTTGGCTTGAATGTACTGCTCTAACGACCACGTCAAGCCGAACCATATAACATGATGCCCGCCCCGCTGTAGATTCAGACCATAGCCGCATGATTGAGGCTGAGCTAACAGTATTTCGATCTCCCCGTTATTCCACGCGTTCGCGTCTGCAGCGCCTTTATAGACCCTGTACGCCTTTACGCCCATAGACTTTAAAAGCCCTGTGAGCCTGTCCAGATCATGCCTGTAATTGTAGAATATGAGCGCGTGCTGTCCTTGCAGCGATTCGATCAGCTCCTCGAGCGCGTAAAGCTTACAATCGTGTATAGCCGTTACGACGCCGTTTTCGTCGTACACAGCCCCGTTGCACAACTGCAGCAGCTTGCCCGTCAGAACCGCCGCAGACGCCGCTGTAATGACCGTCTCACCGTCATCGAACTTTATGATAGCCTCGCGCTCTAAACGCCTGTAAAGCCGCTTTGCGCGATCGTCAAGCGCCACGGGAATGTTATCATAGATCAGATCCGGCAGATCGATATAGTCCTCCGCCCTCATGCTCACGCAGATATCCGCGATAGACTCCTGTATAGCCTGTGCCGCCCCGTCTCTGGGCTTATACGAGTAAATCATGTTATACGACCGCTTGTCAGGAATGAAATACATATCACGGTAACACGTCAACGTCCGCCCTAAGCGTTTACCGCCGTCCAGTAAATAGATCTGAGCCCATAGATCCGTCAGACCGTGAGGCGATGGCGTACCTGTCAGCTCTACGATCCGATCGATCCGAGGCAGCACCGCCTTTAAAGCCCTGAACCGCTTAGCAGATGGATTCTTGAAGCTTGACGACTCATCGATCACGACCATATCGAAAAACCATTTGTTTTTCAGATGCCCGACGAGCCACGGCACATTTTCGCGATTGATCACGAAGACGTCCGCGTCTGCTACAAGCGCAGAGGAACGCTGGGCAGCCGTCCCAAGCACCGTCGAGAACCGCAGACCGTCCGCCAAACCGACCCACTGTGACGCTTCTGTCTGCCATGTCGCCTCTGCAACCTTTTTAGGAGCAATGATTAACACCTTTGCAACTTGCCACCGAAAAAGGATCAGCTCCCTGATAGCCGCCAAAGTTATCGCTGTTTTACCCATGCCCGGATCCAGAAAAACGCCTATTTTCGGGATTTCGAGGATTTTATCGATCACATACTGCTGATATCCATGCGGAACGAACTTTTTTAAAGCAGCTCCATTTCTCTGCATACCGCGATCACCTCCTCCACGCGATCATAGCTGTCAACGCTTGACATCACCTTAAAGCCGTACACCCTCAGGCACTCCTGCACATATTTCTGTCTGGCTCTTTCACGCTTTCCCGGCGCTTTCAATTCCACGAACACGACCCTTCCGTTGTGTAGCAGAATAATCCGATCAGGCACACCCGTGACCCCGGGCGAAACAAACTTAAAGCACAAAAAACCCTCCTGCCTGCACCTCTGACGCAGCCGAGTTTCTACCGAACACTCTCGCACCCGAAAAACCTCCTCCAGAAAATATTATTACATTACATCGTTTTTCCCATACTTTATAAATGGCGTTTATGGATGAAATATACATCATAAAGTCCATATAGCTCTATTAGGAAAAAAAATGTAATAAAGTAATAAGAATACACAAT